TCAAATAAAATATTATACATTTTTTGTATCCTTTGATTTACAATCATTACACTTCGCTGTTGCTGAGATTATATGATAAGCCATAGGCTTTCTACAATCAACACACTTAACAATTATATGGCTTCGCCAGTTTCCAACACTCATAAATCTATACCTCGTAACAATTAACAACATTTTCCCATTCTATTTCCTTCAGTATAAAGCTATTCATGTACAGATGTTTATATACTTCAGTGCTACCATCACTAAAAACTACACAAATCTTATCACGGAAACTTACATCAGGGAATAACATTTCGTAGAAATAATTGCTCATAACTTTTATACCTCGGAAAGTTGAGCCGCCATATTACTGACGGCTTATAGATTTGTCAAGTCTTATTTAGCGGAAAGGATTTCAAGGATTGCATCGAGCTTAGAATCAACGGCATCAACTCGGCTTTCGAGTGCAGTAATTCTATCGTTCTGCGCTGGCTTCTTTGAAGCTGGCTGGGCTTTCTTGGCAACCGGCTTCGGCTTCGCCTCAGCTTTCTTAGAAACTTTAGCAGCCTTTGGCTTCTTTGCAGGCTTCTTGTTTGCTACAAGTAGCAAGAACTGGGGTGGAACACAATCCCACTCTCTGAACTCAGAGACATCGCTGTGGGTCATAAAGCTATCGGCGTCTTTGTAGAACTTGTTCACTACGGCATTGAAAACCTTGGTCAATCCATATCTCTCCGAAGGAGACTTGGCATGAATGTTTGCAAAGTGGCAAGCCACTCCATAGACTTGACGGGCTGTTGCAATCTGGTTGGCATCGATGTTGTTGAAGTTTGAAGTCAGCATATTAGTATCCTTATGTATTAAGTTAAAAAGCTCAAAGAGCTTCTTTTTAACTTAATACATAAGGATACTTTATTAGTAACCCTATAAGCTTTTATAGCTTATAGGGTTACTAAAATTTCAGCTGAATCCCTTTCGGGATTTTCCTGCAGGCGATAGAATCTAAGGAGACTTTAAAAGTCTCAATAGGAGTTGGTAGTCGAAGACTAAATAATCGCTAAGTGATTGAAAAGATTGGAAGTCTTTGGAGTAAATCTATAGATTTAAAAACACTTGAAAGTCTCCCTAGTTTTGTAAACTAGAAAGCTAGGAGTCCAGCTTAAAGACTTTTAAAGTCTTCGGAGCGTGATAGCCTGTGGATGTGCGTTAAGATTCTATAGAATCTATGGAGATTTTAAAGTCTCTTTGGAGACTTTAGGGGGTGGGCAAGCTGCCATGGGGGGGTACTGGGATATATATACAATCATATACATTTTATGGAGATATGCCATGTAAACCAGATAGCGCCGCAGCTTTAAAGGCTTTAAAGGTAGGGGCAAGGCTTGGGAAGTCGGGCGGCTTCCAAGAGCTTTAAAGGAAGTAGCGGAGAATACATAAGCATATTAAGATGTGCATCTGTATCTGATATACATATGCTATAACCCCGGTGGGCTTAATATCTATTATACCCGTAATTTGAGCATCTGTCAAGTTATTTCTGCAATCATATATGATTAATACGCATAACATACGTGCATTCTTATATCAATAATGATATATGTAAATAAACAAAAAAAAACTTGACAAACCTCCATATTACGGGTATACTATAGTAATAGTACAATTAAATGACTAGGAAGTCTACATGCCTGACAAACAACTAACCACCAAGCAACAAGCATTTCTTGATAATCTTACTTCTTGTGGTGGTGATGTCAAGCACGCAGCAGAACTAGCAGGCTATGCAGAGGGAACACACTACACAGTAGTCAAAGCCCTCAAGACTGAAATACTAAACATAGCTACAAACATACTGGCGCTCAACGCACCTAAAGCAGCTTCTAAGCTAATCCAGATTATGGATAGCCCAGAGCCTATACCACAAGCTAACATGCGTTTACAAGCAGCACAGCAAATCCTAGACCGTGTAGGCTTAGGCAAGACAGAACGTTTAGATGTAACTGTAAGTGCGGGTGGGGGTTTGTTTGTTATACCCGCCAAAAAGGAGGTAGTAATAGATGGAGAGTATACGGAGGTCAAGTAGTACCATCCCGTTTGGTTATAAGCTCAGTGAATCCAATAACGAAGTACTAGAACCAGTACAAAAAGAACTAGAGATGTTGGACAAAGTACTTCCGCTTATAAGAGAAAAGACATTAAGCTTACGAGAAGGCAGTATGTGGTTGACCCACGGGACAGGACGCTCAATATCGCACATGGGGTTAAAGAAAATTGCAGAACAACGAAAATGACTGGGACATTAACCCCGACAAATACTTAGTTGACGAGGAAGGCAACTTCAAACTTAAAGTTGATGGAACTCCTCGCAAGAAGGGCGGTAGAGAAAAAGGCTCAACAGGCAGAGGCTACACCTACCACTCAGAAACAAAAGCTAAACAAGCCGCCAAGCGAAGTGTAAAAGACAAAGAGAAAAAACTCAAGGCAGCTCAAAGCAAAATAGATAATTACAAGAAGTCTATAAGCAAAACCAAGAAGACTCTCAGCAAGCTCGAAAACGAGAACGCAACAAAGCTCGTAAGCGCCGATGAGCTGGATAACATTCCAACAGCCCTGCAAGCTGAAGCACAAGAGAATGTTATCTTCAAGGCTAACGAAGGCCCGCAAGAGGATTTCCTTGCAGCCGGAGAAACAGACGTGTTATACGGCGGTGCAGCAGGGGGCGGTAAGTCATACGCCATGCTTATTGACCCCTTGCGTTTTGCTCACCGTTCAGCCCATAGAGCGCTAATCATTCGTCGCTCTATGCCAGAACTACGAGAACTAATAGACAAAAGCCGTGAACTGTACCCAAAGGCATTTCCCGGCGCTAAGTACAAAGAAGTAGAAAAGCTCTGGGTATTTCCAAGCGGAGCAAAGATGGAGTTTGGTTTCTTGGAGCGTGATGCAGATGTATACCGCTATCAAGGTCAAGCATACAGCTTCATAGGCTTTGATGAGATTACTCACTTGCCTACGGAGTTTGCTTGGAACTACTTGGCTTCACGACTTAGAACTACTGACCCAGAAATTGAGACGTACATGCGTTGTACAGCGAACCCCGGTGGTGCAGGGGCTAACTGGGTAAAGAAAAGATACATAGACCCCTCGCCACCCAATGAAAGCTTCAGGGGCGCAGATGGCCTAACAAGAAAGTTTATACCGGCTAGATTACAGGATAACCCCTACTTAGCCAAAGACGGACGTTACGAGCAGATGCTAAACGCTCTTCCGCCCACACAGCGCAAGCAATTGTTGGACGGTAACTGGGATGTTGCAGAAGGAGCAGCATTCACAGAGTTTAATCCTTTTGACCATGTTATTACGCCTTTTGAGATTCCAATACACTGGGAACGCACAAAAGGCATTGACTATGGTTATGCTTCAGAGAGTGCTTGTGTGTGGGGTGCAGTTGACCCTAGTGACGGTACCCTTATTATATATAGAGAACTATATAAGAAAGGATTGCTTGGTACTGAACTTGCCGGAATGATGACAGAGATGGAGTACGAAGACCCCTTTTCTGTGCCCGGAGTGCTCGATACAGCGTGTTGGAGCAGAACTGGTACTACCGGCCCCACTGTAGGCGAAACGCTTCAGAGAGCCGGACACAAGCTTAGAAGGGCAGACAAGAACAGAATACAAGGAAAGATACAGATTCACGAATACCTTAAGTTGCAGCCAAGCGGTAGGCCCAGAATACAGATATTTAACACATGCCCTAACCTGATACGCGAGCTTCAAGGTATTCCTTTAGATAAAGCTAAGCCAGAAGACGTAGATACACACGCATCAGACCACGCATACGATGCACTACGATACTTAATAATGGCTAGGCCACGTATCAACGATACGATAAATCAACTCAGACAGTTTAGAAAAGAATCACATTTTACACCGTCTGACTCAACATTTGGATACTAATTGATGGCTGAACAAAACGAATCATACGAAAATGCCGACTATCTTTACTTTGAGCCTGAAGAGACTGCTGGCGGTCTTGAGCTAGACTTAGAAGAAGATGTGCGGAATCGTTTCGTAGGCTTAGTACAAGACCGTTACGCTAATGCAGAACAAGCAAGAGACTTTGACGAAAAACGTTGGCTTACGGCTTATCATAACTTCCGTGGAATTTACAGCAAGAATGTACGTTTCCGCGAAAGCGAAAAGTCAAAAGTATTCGTTAAAGTAACTAAGACTAAAGTATTGGCGGCTTTCGGCCAGTTGGTTGATGTTATTTTTGGAACTGGTCAGTTTCCGATTGGTGTTCGTGAAACACGACTGCCTGAAGGCATAGCAAAGTATATACACCTCGAAGCTGGCGCAACAGGCATTGAGACTAGTGCGCCTGAGTATACAGCACCCGTAGAAGAAGAAATGAAGCCTATCTCTCCGTATGATGTTGGCTATGCTGGCGATGGTCGAGACAAGCCCCTTAAGCCCGGAGAGACTTTAACAGCTACTAAAGATGTACTAAGCGCAGCTATCGAAGAAGCAGGCGTACAGTTCTCTCAAGGAGCTTCTCCAGACCCACAAGTCTTGGAGCGTTCTCCTGCTAAAGAAGCTGCACGAAACATGCAGATACTTATACACGACCAGATTGAAGAGTCTGGCGGTTCCAGTGAGTTGCGTAATGCACTGCTAGAATCTGCTTTGTTTGGAACCGGCATTGTTAAAGGCCCTTTCAACTACAACAAAACTTTAAGTCGTTGGACAAAAGACGACGAAGGGGAGCGTGTTTATGACCCTATTGATGTACGTGTTCCTCGAATTGAGTTTGTTAGTATTTGGGATTTCTTTCCAGACCCTAGTGCAACCAGCATTGAAGACTGTGAGTATATTGTACACCGCCACAAAATGAATAAGTCTCAGTTAAGAGCTTTGGCTAAAATGCCTTTCTTTAACAAAGATGCTATTCGTGAATGTTTGCAGCTTGGCCCTAATTATACTGAAAAAGATTACGAGCACGAGCTTAAAGACGACCAAAGAACTGAAGAATACGGCGTAGCTCAATTTGAAGTTTTAGAATATTGGGGCATTATGGATGCAGAGTATGCACGAGAAGTCGGCATGGAACTTCCAGATGAGGTAGATGATTTAGATGAAGTACAAGTTAATGCTTGGGTTAGCAATAATAAGTTGTTACGTGGGGTTGTTAATCCGTTTACACCTTACCGTCTCCCATACAATGCCTTTCCTTACGAGCGTAATCCTTATTCTTTCTTTGGTATTGGCGTTGCTGAAAATATGGACGACTCCCAACAAATAATGAATGGTCACGCACGTATGGCTATCGACAACCTTGCGTTAGCTGGTAGCTTGGTGTTTGACGTAGACGAATCAGCCCTTGTGGGTGGACAGTCTATGGACATCTATCCCGGCAAAGTATTCCGCAGACAAGCAGGAATGCCCGGACAAGCTATTCATGGTGTGAAGTTTCCTAATACTTCTCAAGAAAACATGATGATGTTTGATAAGTTCAGACAGCTTGCAGATGAACAGACAGGTATTCCCAGTTATTCTCATGGACAGACAGGTGTTCAAAGCATGACCCGAACAGCTTCTGGTATGTCTATGTTGTTGGGCGCAGCGTCACTAAATATTAAAACAGTAATTAAAAACGTTGATGACTTTTTGCTAAGACCTTTGGGCGAAGCATACTATCAGTGGAACATGCAGTTCTTTGAAGGCGAGCTGGACATTCAGGGCGACCTAGAAGTTCACGCAATGGGAACAAACAGCTTGATGCAAAAAGAAGTACGGAGTCAAAGACTCACCATGTTTTTGCAGACAGCACAGAATCCTGCTATTGCACCGTTTGTTAAAATCTCTAAGATTGTTAGTGAGTTGGCTTACAGCCTTGACCTTGACCCCGATGAGATTTTAAATGACCCTGAAGAAGCAGCAATCATGGCACAAATCATAGGAGCACAAAATGTTGGACAAGGAAATGGCGAGTCGCTTGGGGCCGCTGGTCAACAACCCGGAGCTATGGGAGGCCCTCAAGGAGCACCTCAACAACCTCAAGAACTTGGAGCTACAGGGACTGGCGGTGGCAACATCGGAACTGGAATTGTACCGCAAGCAGGGGAAAGTGAATTCACTGGTTAATTTAATGCGTTTAAAAGAACAGGCTTATGAAGCCGCAAAACGAGTAGAGGAATAAAAATGAAAGTACCTAAATTAAAATATGCAGTAGGCTCAGTAGCTCAAGCAGCGGCAGAGGGTGCTGATTCATTGTTGTCCGAAGCTCGTAAAGATGTAGTAGCTCAAAGAGGCCCAGAGCCAGCAATGCCCCCAGAAGTTGAAGAGATGGCAGAAGCCGTGTCTAAAGTAAAAGGCAGCGCAGAAACACAAGAGCCTGTAGCAAAAGAAAATAATCTTAAAGAAACTACAAAGCTTATAAACTCTTTTGAGTTTCAGGGCGGCAATAAAAAGATGGATAAAAACTTCATCATGGAATCTTTGAATGAAGTTTCTGATTCTCCTATTGTTGAGTCTAAGCAATCTATTGCTGAGTTTATTACTGACCTACACCGTGTACAACTTGAAGAAGAATCTAAGCCGCTTTTGTCGCCTAAAGATTTTAAAAAGCTAACTAGCTTTGCAAGTGTTGAAGAGCGCATGGAAAAGAAAGAAGGTGGAGAAGTTGCTGACGTAGATAAGTACATTAGCCTTTATGGTCAAATGGAACAGTCTATGAGTAAAGCTAAAACTCCTGAAGACAAAGAAAAAATCTATTCACGTTGGTCAGAAGTAGAGAGTTCATTTGACGATAATACTATTAGTGCGGCTCTACAGAAGATGGATTCTGAAGGTGAAGGACGAGAAGGAAAGTTCTTCGGCGGCCTACTTAAAGCAGGTCGGAAAGAATTAAATCAAAGTGGCGGCGATAGAGAACATACGGGTCTTTTTGGCGCACTACTAAGCCGTGCTAAAGGCACAACTACTGAGCCTGTAGGTCAAGAAGCTGAAGCAACTATTAGCAACCTTGAAGGCCCTGACCCTATTGAACAAAGCAACAATGCTCCTATTGCTAACTTTGCTGAGGGCGGTTCTTTAATGGCTCCTGATATGCCTGTAGACACTTACGACAACATTCCAGTTGAAGAGATGGACGCTGTAAAAGCTACTCAACTCCCAGACGAAGAAATGGAAGACGAATATGCAGGCTTTGTATTAGAAGAAGCTTTGTCTCCAGAAGACCAAGAATATTTATTAGGCGCTCTAGAAAGCGATGAGCGACTAGGCAACATCTTTGATAGCATCATGGATATTGCAGGAGAATTTGCAGGTGAAGGAGCCGTTGAAGGCCCCGGCACAGGCACATCAGATTCGATACCCGCAAGGTTGTCGGATGGTGAATTTGTTTTCACCAGAAAAGCAACTGACCAGCTAGGCACTGCACAGCTTCAAACTATGATGGACGATGCTGAACGTGCTTATGATGGCGGTTTAATGAAAAAGTATGCGGGCGGAAGCATTCTATCCGGCCTTGAGAAAGTAGAAGACCCTGATGAAGGTGTTCATATTCAAATGCTCAAAGCCAATGCAATGCCTAGTGTACGATAACGATAAAGCTACCCGCTTACTAGCGGCCCTTTATCACCCTAACTTAACCTAGAGGCCACCTTGTAGTATCAAGCCCTATTCCGCAGTCGCGAGCAGAATAGCTACCTTGAAAAGACGACAAGCCCCCAAGGAGCGTGACATGACTAACTTACAAGAAATTGAAGAAGAAGAAACAGCAAACCCTTACAACATGAACAAAGATTGGCATGGTGATGAAGACCAGCCTTTTGAAAGTGCTGATAGTGTTTACTACGAAAAGAAAGCAAAGAAGGCCACCCGTAAGGCCCCTTCTGAAGAAGAATCTGCTACAGATTATAAGAAACGATACGATGATTTAAAAAAGCATTACGATACTAAGATTAACGAGTTTAAACAGAAAGAACAAGAACTTCAAGCCGAAGCTCGAATGACACAGCATGTTGAACAGGCCGTTCGTCACGAGGATAACTCTGAAGAAGTTCAAGACGAGTATGTAGAAACTGCACCTGTAGAACAGCCTGATACTAGGCTATCAAGTCTTGATGAACGTGAAGCAAGGATTACGAGAAAAGAAGCTGAACTTACCCTAAGCTCTGCTCATCCTGATTTCGCAACCGTTCGGCAAAGCGATGATTTCCATTCGTGGGCAAAAGCGCAGCCAGATGTAATTCAAGATTGGGTGTATAAAAATCCTGATAACGTAAGCTTAGCAATCAAAGCTATCGACCTCTATAAACTGGAGTCTGGTTTAAGCTCTCAACCTTCTTCCGGTAAGAAAGTACAGTCGCAATCTAAGTCCACTTCGGCAGCAGATATGGTTTCAACTAAAACAAAAACTGTAAATGCTAACGAACCTAGAGTGTGGACACAACGGGAAATTGCTAAACTGTCTATGGATGAGTACGATAAATTTGAAAAAGAAATCGACGCAGCCATAATTGAAGGCAGGGTAGTAGCTTAATAACTATTGTCTTAAATAAGAAGGAATATAATCATGGCTTTTAATCAATCAGACCAGTTTTTTGCAGACGGCAGCGACAGTAACTTTGGCACTAGCAGCAACTTTATGCCTGCTATTTACTCGAAGAAGGTTCTTAACTTCTTCCGTAAAGCTTCGGTTGCTGAAGCAATCACCAACACTGATTATGCAGGCGAGATTTCTGCATTCGGTGACTCTGTAAAAATCATCAAAGAACCCGTAATTACTGTATCTCAGTATGAGCGTGGAGCTGACGCAACTCCAACAGCATTGACCGACACCGAAGTTACTCTGGTTGTTGACATTGCTAACGCCTTTAAGTTCATCGTAGACGACATCGAAACTTCTATGTCTCACGTAAACTTTAAAGAAGTTGCTGCTTCATCTGCTGCTTACGCTTTGCGTGACGCATTTGATGCTGGTGTTCTCGCTACTATGGAAGCCGGTTTGACTGCTTCTGCTCCAGACCATATCATCGGTGGCGATACTACTGCTTCTGCTGCTGACGGTGTTCTGAGTGGAACTGACGCTATCGGTCTGCACAACGGCACTGACCCTCTTGATGTACTGGCTCGTATGGCTCGTCTGCTTGACGACCAAAACGTTCCAGAAGAAGGTCGTTGGGTTGTAGCTCCTCCAGTATTCTACGAAGAGCTGTCTCAGTCTGACTCCAAGCTCTTGTCAGTAGATTACAACGGCGGCCAAGGCTCTATCCGTAACGGTCTTGTAAGCTCTGGTAAGCTTCGTGGCTTTAGCATGTACAAGTCTAACAACATGACTGGTCTTACTGCTAATGCTGACGGCCTTATCCTCGGCGGACATATCTCTGCGGTATGTACTGCACAAACTATTACCAGCACAGAAGTCATCCGTGACCCTGCCAGCTTCGGTGATATTTGTCGTGGTCTGCACGTATACGGCGCTAAGGTTCTGCGACCTGAAGCACTTGTTGGATGTTACTTCAACAACGCTGCATAAGCTGTAACTTAATAAGTGAGGGGGCTGTAAAAGGCCCCCAATCTTTAACAAATTCAAAGGCACAATAAATATGTCAACATCCTACTTAAATTTAACTAATGAACTTTTACGAGAGTTAAACGAAGTTACTTTAACATCGGGTTCTTTTGCAACAGCGGTAGGGGTTCAGCAGCACGTAAAAGATTCTATAAATCGTGCATATTTTGACATTATAACTGAAGAACCTCAGTGGCCTTTTTTATCTGCTGGCGAAAGCGGTGATGTTGACCCAATGTACGGAAACGTATATGTCGATACCATTCAAGGCCAGCGATTTTATGAACTAAAACCAGCTAGTGATTCTATAACTTCAGATTATGGTTCAGTGGACTGGGATAATTTTTATATTACAACAGTAGGCGTAAGCGGGGAAACAGCCCCATACACAAGTAAGAACCTTAAGTTTATGACTACTGAAGAATGGAAAGTCTTTAGACGAGTTTCAGAAAATTTAGATGATGCAGACGCTCAGACATTTGGTGTCCCTAATAGCGTTATTAGAAGTCCGGATAGTCGTAAGTTTGGACTAAGTCCTATTCCTAATAAAGCATATCGGGTTTGGTTCTATGCTTGGGAATTGCCTACAAAGCTTACTCTTTATAGTGATACAGTTATTTTTCCAGAAATGTATACTTCAGTATTATTAGCTAAAGCACGATATTATATTTGGCAGTTCAAAGACAACCCACAAGCCGCTGCATTTGCGCTTGATGATTATAAAAAAGGTTTACGCAGCATGCGTTCAAATCTTATTGAGCCTGCGCCAACTTACATTAAAGACGACAGAATGAGATTCGTATAATATGGCAGCTTCCCAACCTTTTGGTATTTCGTGCAAAGGAGGTTTAAACACTAACCTCAATCAGCTTGAAATGCTACGCCAGCCCGGACTAGCTACAAAGCTTTTAAACTTTGAAGTAGACCCCGATGGTGGTTATCGTCGTGTAAACGGCTATACAGCTTTTGGCACTACCCGCCCTAATGGCGGTAATAAAATTTTAGGAATACAGGTTTATGCAGACGGCCTTATCGTATGTTCAGGCGATGGCATTTTCTTTAGTGTCGATGGAGATAGCTGGATTCAAATTAATAGAGCGCTTGTAGCAAATGCAGGAGATGACTATACAACTTTTATTGGCAGGGGACTTGATGCTCGAACAGGCCAAAAACAAACAACTTTTGCACTGTACGAAGGCAACACAGATTATGGACAGATAGTTATTTGTGATGGGGTTAATAGACCTTTTTACTTTCAAATGCAAGGCACTGGCATTTTAACAACTCGTACTTTTTTTGCAGAAGAAATAGTAGTAGATGGAACAGTTGCTCCTTCTGTATGTGCTGTACATGACCACCACTTAGTAGTTGCTGGAGCAGACGAAGCTAAAGATACTATTTATTATAGTCATAACTTTGAGCCTGAAAACTTTACAGGCGCAGGAGCTGGAAGCATTCAACTTTCTGACCAAGTCATTGGACTTAAAAGCTTTCGAGATGATTTGATTATTTTCTGCCGAAATAGCCTGCATAAGCTTATTAACATAAACGATTCTCAAACTGTTGCAGTTGTTCCTATTACACAAAACGTAGGCTGTTTAAGTTCTCATAGTATTCAGGAAATTGGCGGTGACTTGACGTTTTTAAGTCCTGACGGTATTCGTTCTGTTGCGGGCACAACCCGTATTGGTGACGTTGAGTTAGGTTCAGTAAGCCGTCAGATACAATCAATTGTTGCTAATATTGCAACATCTATAAATACTTTTACAATTTCAAGTGCAGTGCTGCGAAGCAAGTCACAGTATAGATTATTTTATACAATAGATGGCGAAGCTTCAAGAGTTTCTAGAGGCATAATTGGAACTTTAACACCTAATGGTTTTGAATGGTCTGAGACTCAAGGAATTCAAGCTACAAGCTTTACATCCGGCTTTAATAAAAACGGTATTGAAAAAGAGTATCACGGCGATTTAAACGGCTATATTTATAATCATAACGTAGGTAACAGTTTTTATTCTAATGGTCTTTCGTTTAACGTTGATGCACAGTATGCTACACCTAACTATGATTTTGGTGATGTAGGAACTCGAAAGACTTTACACTACGCTAAAATCTCTATTACTCCAGAGGGTGAAGTACAGCCAACACTTAGAGTCCGTTACGATTACGAAGATACAGACATACCACAACCGCCCGATTATATTTTAGATTCTGTTCCTCTTCCTGCTATTTTTGGAAGTGCAGTATTTGGAACAGCTATTTTTGGAGCAAGTAATGACCCCATGCTTCAACAAGCTATTCAGGGCAGCGGCCATTCTTGTAGTTTTAGAATTAGCAGCTTAGATACAAATGCACCTTATGCAATTAATGGCATATACATAAATTACGTCCCAGCAGGCAGGAGATAACCCAGATGGCAGGAACAAGTTATACAAGACAAAGCAGCCTCGTAGACGGCGACACTATTACAGCATCGTTGTTTAATGATGAATATAACCAACTCGTAAATGCTTTTGCGTATTCTCCGGTTGGAACTACAGGACACCAACATGACGGTTCTGCGGGTGAGGGCGGCAACATTGAAATCATTGGCGACCAAGATTTTAAAAACAAGATTGTGGTTGATAGCACCAACAACCGCTGGAGCATCTTTGTAGAAGTAGGCGGCACAGCCGTTGAACAAGTACGCATTGAAGACGGCGTAGTGTATCCTGTGACCGACAGTGACGTAGACCTTGGTACAGATGCAGCACGTTTCAAAGCTGCGTACATTGATAGCATCACAGCTACAACATCTTTAACGCTTGGTACTAGCATTACAGTTAGTTCTATTCTAGACGAAGATGACATGGTTAGCAACAGTGCTACAGCCCTTGCAACTCAGCAAAG